CCATTTAATATGTCCAAATTACATTACTAGGTTTATCAGGGTCGTTATCCACATGAATGAAAGTATCAGCAATACCAATACGATTAAATCCCGCCTCTAATAAAGAACTTAATATCTTGTATCTATGCTCACTACTTGGTGTTGCTATATCAACTGCATATCCTTTAAGATGTGAACTATTACGACTAACCTTATATCCCGCATCTAATAGCCTATCTATATCGGCATCTATTCTAAATCCACTTGTAATAGTAAATGGAATCTGTGCGATGTGACGAGCGTTGTTAAGCATATAAAGAGTAGATGGTTGCATAAGTTGTCCGCTACCTTGTTGTAAAGGCGAATCAAACTCGTGTGAATAGAAATAATTAGTCATGTATTATCTCGTTTAATCGTGCTATGTCCTTTCTTATGCGTTCTCGCTCTAGCTTAAAATCTATCACCTCGTTTTCTAGTACTCGTATATCGGGAAAGATATAAGTGTTTTGATTGTATCGTAGCGACTGCAACTCATCTTCATTATTTGCTATTCTATTTTCTAAACCAAAATACAGATATACGGCAGTACCCACTAAAACAACGATTTGTATCAACCACTTTATGTTAATAGATAAACTAGAATCGTCATTTAATTTAGGCGATGTCATTTATTGTTCTCACTTGTTTAGTTTCTTTTTCCATTCGTGGTATTCGTCACGAACGTAATAAAAGAAATGCTTTCCAAGTAAACCAAAGAAACCACCAATCAGACCTACTGCTGCAGCTTGTATCCAACCCAACATATTTATTGATGTTGCGGCTGTAAAAATGAAACCGCTTAAAAACGAAATTTTATTATCTAAATCCATATTGCAAAAATAATCAGTTATAATTAATCGGATTTCCTTGTTTATGTTTCTAAAATTCTATTTGATATCTGCATAATAGCCCTATAATAAGTTCTATCGTCAGCATCTTCTTCAGTATATGTTGTACCATTGAGTTCACAAGTAATTACATTAAAACCATCGCTACTTAAATCGTAGTACTGATCTGATCGAGTTCTAATTAATTGTAATACCTGGTTTACTATCTGATTGGACTGCAACTCACCACCATCATCTCCATCAAAGGCAGTTACTACCTCAACATTTGTAATGCAATCTGTAATGTAGCTTGTCTGATTCTGAAAGTCCTCATTTGAACTAACTGAATACACCTTTATAAAAGGCTCTTGTGCATCATAAGGCACTTTGTTATAAACGGCAACATAAGAACCATTAATGGTTACTGCATCCGTTAAACGCCCTATAATAGCTTTTCTTATGTAGTGTATGCCTTCTTTCATTATTTTGTGGCTTCGTCTATTAGCTTCTCAATCTTTTTAACTAATCGTTTTCTACCTGCTTCAATAGGCGGATAGAAAAAAGGAATGCGTTTACTAGCATCTCTTGGGTTTGCATTACCAAATTCTACTTGCTTTGAATATTCAGCATTGCTTTGCAGCTCTACTTCTTTACCACCTTGTAGAATGTTAAATACAATATTACTTCTCAAGTTACCTGTATCGTAAGGGGCGTATCGTTTCTGTTCTGCATTTATCTTCTGACCCTCTACCATAAAGGCACTTTTCATCTTACTGGTGCATACCTTATCAACCTCTTTCATTTTATCAAATAGCTTCTTTAGGTCTTTCTGATTTAGTTCTGCCTTCCAGTTACTCATTCTTTGTACCCTTTATAACTACAAAATCCTTTGTATCGTTCTTAACTATGTTGTTTATTCGATAGGCTTGTGTTTCATCATCGACATAAATAAGGTCGTTAATCGTTACATTATCTACTGACTTCTTTCTTACCGTGAAATCAGTATTTAGATATCTCGACCTTTTTCCGTTTTCCATCTTTACATCCCCACTAACTTCTGTCTTATACGCCCAAATAGATTTTAAGGTAGATTCCGTTGAGGTATATCCACCAAAACTATCTGCCGTTTTAGATAGGCGTTTGATAGTTATTCTTGTATTTAGATTTCCCGCATCCATTAAACGAACATTGATTTATACGATGCAAGAACCGCCTTTACATTCGTAGGCACTTCTGATACAATAGTACCCGTTTTAAAGTCCGCACGATTATCGTAGTAGGTAGATATTAGTTGTAACATCGCTTGTTTAATTAGACCATTGTCTAATCCAGTAGTTACATAAGTAACACTAACCTTTTCAGCAGCTCCACCATCTAGTTCAATGGTTTCGTTATCCAAACCTAAAATCGTGTAGTCAGCACTTGTACCATCAATAGATAAACTGCTAATAGAAGCGACTGGTGCAAAAGGCAAGTCAAAAATTCCGTTGGTCTTGTCAAGGTAATACGTTCGATTCTTTGCAACGATGTCACGGCTAATGTAGTTTTCACACCATATTCTAGCCTGGACTATCATCTGACCTATCAGCGTATCGTCTGCTGAAGTGTCAATACGAACATAATCCTTTACATTTTGAGTAGTGATTAACTCACTACCAGTTTCGGAATTAATCTTGATCTGTCGCATCTTTAGTTTCCTTTTCTATTTTAAGTTCTTTAGTTTCTTTTTCTATCTTCTGTTCTTTCTTGACTTCAGAACCCCAATCGAATCTAATCCACTTTTCTACTTGTTGTTCCGGAACCTCAACGATAGCACCTTTTTTTAAGCCATATTGCCTTGCTACCGCCTCGTTTTTAATCTTGAATTTCATACTATTATCGTTTGCTCAAAGATAAAAAAAAAGCACCACTAGGTTTTAGCGATGCTTTTTCTGACTAACTCAAACTACTATGAGATTAAAACTACTTGAATGCAAAGTTATTAAAATAAATAGAATTTTTACCATGCATAGATAGGCGGATAGCTTTCATTGAACCTGTATTTGGGAAAATAAAAAACCCGCCAAAATATTCAGAATAAACTGCAAAGAAATCGACCATCTCAATCGTGTAGATTTGGGTATTCTTTTCAAGGGGTGCTTGAACCGTTTTGCGATGTTCTGCGGGGGTCTTGGCGGTGTATTTGATTTGTACCTTATAGATAGACTCGTGCGTATCTACAATCGCATCGTATGGGCTTGAATCCAATAGAGGCATTGATACAATATATCCACGATTTGTACATTCAGTTGCAAAGCGATATTCTGTTGCACAACCCGAATAGTTGCAGTTAGGTTTCACAACTTAAAGTTAGTAAAAAGAAAAAAGAGGGTCTTTCGACCCCCTTTCCCCGATTAACTAAACAAAAACAAACTAAAAATCAATGATGAAATTAGTTGTGCTGATTACTATGGCACTCACTTGAGCAAAACTCTTGTTTTGAATAAGTGCCACAAGTAGGACATTCGTAGTAGTACTCGCCACTTGTATTAAGTGATTGAAAGTACATCTCTAAAAAGTCACTAGATTGTTGCTTTGGCTCTTGGCTTTTTTCCTTGTTCTTTGGCATAGCGATTCCTTGTTATTAGTAGATTAATTAATTCCCTTTTTATACCCTTGGCTTTCAAGGTAATATAAGGTTGCTCGTTTACTTCCCCGTGAACGATTAAGTCGTTTACTAAATCAAGAACCTTATCCATCTATTCGTAAAATATGTACTATTAAAAGACCAATCATAACAAAGACTAGGAAACCTAACCCCGCTACAAAAGCCATCTCCAATAGAAACTTCATATTCTTTTTCTTTTGCTCATCCATCGCTATCGTAGAAATGCACTAACAACTAGCAATAAAACGCCAAACACTAAAACATAACTACATACCCGGGAAGCAAAGTCTAGGGTTTTCATAGCTTTTTCTTCGTAGTAATTAAAATTTTTCATAGTTAAATAGTTTAATGACCTAAAGGTATAAAAATATTCTTTTAATTGTCAAGTATTTTTTCATATTAAAAATAAGGCAATAAAAAACCCCCACCGAAGTAGGGGTTAATTAAGTAACTATTTAAGTTTCTTATGGTGTTTCTAGTGCAGCTTTAGCAGTTGCAAAAGAACCATTTACGAAAGCATTTGGTAAATAGTTTGTAAGAGCGATACGTTCCTGGATTCTTACTGTAACAAAACCATCACGAACATTTGTTCCATCCTCGCGGTGGAAGCTAACTGCTAGGTTGTCACGAGTCCATAGTTGAGTACCTTGAGCAAAGTTACCTGTTAAGAAAGTTCCTGCGGTGATAGCAGTATTTACGATAACTGGAACCCCCATGAATGAAGGCTGAAGTCCTGCGTAAACTTGATCTTTTAGGTAATTGTTTTGAGTATCTTTTAACAATAGGATTTTGTGGAAATCGCTAGGGTTAAGAATAATGTAGTTAGCTTGGTACTCGCTTAACGCTAATTGGTTAAGGGCAACAACTAATACATCAAACTCGTTAGCAGAATCGATTGAATCAGCAAATCCACCTTCAGCAAAGTCAGCTGCATCGGTAATGATACCTGAAAGGTTTGGTGCAGTTCCGTTTCCGTTAAGAATTTGGGTATCCTCAACTGCAAGTAATTTTTCTGAAGCACGAACAGAAACATAAGATGCAAGTGCAGGTGTATCCGAAAGCATCTCTTCAGAAATTCTAAAATAGGCTCCAATCTTCTGTACGTTAGAATCAGTTGCAGTAAGGTCGAAGTCAGACTGACCTAAAGTAGCACCTTCAGCTTTGTTAGCAGTACCGTCAGAATATCCGCTTTCTTTTACGAAACGAACTACATCTGAAGAAGTAGAACCAACTGGGATGATTGATCTCATGTGTAAAGAACGAGCAGGGTCATACTTGATACCTGAAACTCTATCAGCAGCGATAACTTCGCCAGTAAAGTCAGCAGCAGTAGTCATATCTGCTTTGATTTCAAAAGAAGCCCCATTAGAGTTTCCTTTAATCATACCTTCTAAAGCACCACCTTTAACGATGTCGATAAGCGATGATTTAAAAGATTTAGGTTGAGATGCTTCGAATTGCTTTTTACGAGCAACTTCCATCTCATCCATACGAGCGTTGAATGTTTCAGTAAGGTTTTTGATTTCACCTTTTAACATTTCGTCAGCCTTACCAGTTGCAGATTCTACTGCTTGTCCGTAGGCTTTTTCTAGTTTAGCATCGATGATGTTTCCTAACTCATCTAATTGCTGTTTTACATTTTCCATTCTAGGATATGATTTTATTATTTAACAAATATTCAAATGCATTGAAATCTTCTGACTTTGTTACTTCCGGCAAGGTGACTTCTTCAGTCGGCTTTGTGGCTTCTACGAACATTGTCTTTAACTTCAATATTTCTGCTTCTAAAGCGTAACCCATTTCATCGCTGATTTCGCCTTTGCGTAATAGCTTGGCGATGTTGTCGTAACGCTTATATAATGATTCTAGGTTTTTAGTGCCTTTGACATCAAGGATTTTAGCTTGGTCGTTAGCAGCTAGAGTAACGGCTGAAATCTCATAAAGTTTTACCTCATTGATTTCACGATACCCATCTTTGTTTTCTTTACGAATAGGCAAGATACCTACTGAATTTTCGGTGATAACTCCCGCCTTCATTAACTCCATAACATCATTACCTAGGCTTGTTTTAGGTACTTCCGCCACAAAGACTAGACCTTTGTCATCTTCGTAAAGTTCTTTCATCTTTCCGATCGGTTGCATCATATCGTGCTGATACAAGTACTTAACTCGTTGTCCGTTTTCCTGGATTGTTTTAAGGTAAGCACCCTTCCGGATAATATCCTTATCACTATCCATATTATCGAAATAAGAACCGTAACCTTTTACGATACCGTTCTTTTCATCTGCATCGAGCAGCTCACCTAACTCGGTTGATTTATATAGAATTGTGTTCATATTGCAAATATATTTATTTTTATTCGTATGAGATTTGAACCTCATCTAGGCGTTCGGTGCTGTTCTCAAACTTAATCTTACGACCATTAGCTTCTTTGAATATCTCAATTATTTCATCGTCATTAAATGAGTTTAACAAATTAATTGGTGACTCTTCATTAGGGTACTTTTCTTCGTACTCTTTAATTAAATCAAATACTTCCATTCCGGCATTTAATGCCATACTCAACACAACAACTGCAAATAAAATATGAGTGACCTTCTTGATTTTTGCTTCATCTTTGGTAAACAATGAAACTGCTTTACGAATTGGATACATAAAACGATCATCGTTTGCTTTTGCAAATGCTTCTATTTTTTCAGCAGCCGATACTCCTTTACCAAAATTATATTTCTTGCTGATTCGTTTGACGAGTTTACTTGTAAGTCCCATTAT